TGCCCAAGTGAAAAATCGCCTGATTCAACCAAGTCGTACTCCGCTGTAGCGTCGGATTGATCGAATGAAGCGGGGTATGGAAATGGCCCTTCCATTTCTTGGTCCTTTTGCTCTTGTCTAAAGACGCGATAGCGACCTGACTCAATGACACGGACTTGGTCATAAACTTTTTCTCCAAACTCTCCATCGGCTACAACCGCTTTTTCGCCAATGCGAACTTGCGTAAGACTGCCGTAGTTGGCTTCCCGATCCAGTCGCCAGCCGTAAATATTGGTTGGATCTACTTCAATCCAATATGGTCGACGATTAAGAGCACGCTCTTCCGCCAGACTTCTCGCATCTGATGGAGCGGGAAAATCAACAAGAATATGCGAATGTCCATAGGTCAATGCACAAGTGACCAATCGACGTGCATACTCATCCAAATCAGAACCGCAACCGTCAACATCCTTGTTAAAAACTTCGGTCCAGTACGGCGCACCAGTCACACTTATAGGTTTACGTAAAATAAGTCCTGCTGCTGCTCGGATTAAACGCTGCGTGTAAGGCGTAAATACAGCACGGTTTACACGCGCCAGGTAAGCCGTGTAGTCCTCACGAGGCTCTAACGGTAAAAATGTTTCACTGTTTTCACGTAAATATTCCGTCCCAGAAACAACGGCTTTCATAATCTCCCAGCCCTTCATCTGGTCGATTACTGCCCGTGTTCGCACAAACGGACTATCAACACTTCCCATATAGGAACTGCTGACAAGATTTGTTCTAACGAGACCTGGAACGGAGTAAGTCATGACACCTCAAAATTGAGTTACTAACAGCCCCATCGACGACGAGCAGCTTTACCCCGTTCACCTGTCCAATTACGACTTCGAGCGCAGAAAGAACGCTTACGGGCAGCTTCTTCCTTTGTTTTTGGTTTGCCTGTAACCGGTGGTTTCAAATTAGAACCTGTTTGCCGGTTGTACTTAGCTCGACCCTTAGCAGTCAAGCCAGCACCTTTACTGGCAGGCAGTTTTTCGCCACGCCCAACACTAAGGTTGGGACCACGCTTACGTTTTTTGCGCTCTGCCATCGTCCTAACCTTTATTCAAGGTTAGAAGTGATGGCACCGCTGGTGACGAAGTTGCAGGTGGCAACAACCAAATCCCCAACAGTGGATGCAATATCCATGCTGGTAATAATTCCCGCAAAACTTACGCTGTCAGTACCGGAGGTGCTGCCAGTGGTAAACAACTCAAACGTCGCGTCTGCAGTGTCGTTGGTGTTTACAACGTCTTCAATAAACGCTGCTTGGCCTGTTGCATCAGGGTCGTACACCAACTCAACCGTGCCAGAGCCACTGATCATGCTTCCGACAAACGCACGAAACGTATCACCGTGATCGGTAACGTCCAGCGTATCCTTGGTGATGCTCAACGTCCAGCTGCGAGTTCCAACAATAGTTGCGTTGGAAGAACCAGCTGCATCAAATTGAACAGCACCCTGCTCTCCGCGAAGGATGGCCATGGGTAGACATAGGAAGGGTCTATACCGTTGATTCTAACCGCCTACACGGCCCAAGCCATCTCAAGTTTTCTTGTTTTTGGCATTACGCCGCTTATGTTGGTACGAAATCTTCTTTGATCCGGTCTTTTCCTTCTTAAAACGAGCTTTTTCAGCTGCACTCATCTCACCAGTTGTTTTTGGTGTCTTGCCTGAAACCCTCTTTGATGGACGACATGCTGGATAAGCACGATCCTCGCCCTTAGAACGACCACAAGGCTTTCCGGTCTTTATATCGACCCATTTTTCGTCAAACCATCGGCCAAGTCCGCCTCGTGACTTACTTGGCTTTTTTGGTTTTGCGGGTTTTCGTGCCTTTTTTCGTTCCGCCACTGGTTGCTTTCCGGTAAGTGCCACCGCGCTTCTTATATTCGCGTACCAGCCACGCATTTGCATACGCGCTTGGGTACACGTCGAACTTGCGCTTGGCTTCCGCTTTTACACGGCTGTAAAGCGCCTTATTTGTTGGGACGTTTTCACTGGCCACAGCTACACCGCATTTTCTTGCTGCCCTTCTTCATTCCCTTTTTCTTCTTGGGGGGACGGCCTTTCTGCGTACCGTAAGTTCCGGGGCCTTTGGGCATGGCGAACAGATGGCTAGCTGTCCTTAGTTTAGCGGCCTTTGGATGCGTATTCCAACGTGACTTGACGCCTACTACCTTGGGGTGAGCCCCAGCGGGCAAATTTTACGAGGATTGAGGGATCTAGTACCTCTTCTGGGGGTTGCAGTGTTCTCCAGCGGTGGTTGCAATCGCGGCAAATGCGGTCTCGTACTGAATCGTTCTCTTGTGTTGTGTATTTTCCGAGGACGCGGGTTTCATTTGATCCACATTTAGGGCAGAGCGGCGCGTTTAACGGACGAAACATCCTTAGTACAGGCGGTATGTCGTGGTTCCCATGGCCTCGGGCTTGGCCAAGTTGAACTGCTGAAGCACAAGGTAGCCGAAAGCGTCGAATGCGTGGTCTACACCCAGATTTTTGTTAGGTAGACCCGTTCCAGGGGCGTAGGTCAGGGTGCGGAGGGACTTGATTAATTCTTTGCAGCGGGGGTGGATTTTTACCCGGCGCGCTCCAGAGGCATCCATGAGGCCGGTGTTGACGGCGGTGATTTTGTCACGGATTTTCCAGGGGGAGCGGGGAGATTGGACGGTAAAACCGCTGCGGCGGAGAATTGCATGGTCGGTAACGCCGACACCGCTGGTTTTTCGGGCGCCGCCCGTGGGGTCGGGGCAGGCGATTACGCGGCGGTCTATGCCGTAGCGGCGGGTTACTTCTTCGGCGAAGTCCCAGGTGGTTGCGCCGCCTGTAAGTGTTATTTCGTCAAAGACGTAGAGGGTGTCGGCGTCTTTTACGGCGCAGATTCCGCTCATTGGGTCCACGTTGAAGTCCACACCCAGAAGAAGGGGTTGGATGGATATGTCTTTGGCGTCGGTGGAAATGTTGTCGTCGGAAAAACTGACGGCTACGAGGCCAGTGAGGTTTTCAAACGATGCTTCGAATTCTTGTCGGAACGTGCGTGGGTCGAGTTGAGCGCGGGCTGCCTCAACTTCGTCGGCCGGGACGTTGCCTCCTTCGATGGTGGTGTAACACCAACGCCTCCATTCATTGGTTGGATCATCCTCGCAGTAGCACCAAAGGTCATAAAACCAACTGGCCGTTCCATCCGGGGTAGATATGAACAATGTCCAGCCTTGTTTGTCGGCGAGGGCGGGGCGAATGACCTCGAACCAGACTTCGGCGTCCATAAATGCGGCTTCGTCGAGTACAACGCCGGACAAACTGCGGCCACGGAGGGCCATTGCGTTTTCTGTGCCTTTTAATTCGATGGTTGAGCCGTTGACTAGCTCTAACTTCAGATCGGTTTCGTTTTTAGTTTTGATCCAGGGTCTGGGAACAAGTTTTTTGAGCACTTTCCAGGCAATATCCTTCGCCATTCGGTAGGTGGGGGCGCAGTAAAAGAAGGTTTCACCGGGGTTGTTAATCGCTCCACGCAAAAGTTCGACGCAGGAAAGGTATGACTTCCCGAAGCGGCGGCCTGCAACGAGAACGCGGAATCGGTGTTCGTCGGTGAATACTTGCCCCTGTGCCCAGCGAAGACTAAGTGGGGGTGCATTTTGTACGGTCATGGGTAATACATTAACTGGTTTTTCAACCCCTACCCCCGGGTGGGTGTACTACAATTAAATTATCTGAGATGTATCAGTAAGTTCCCCGCGCTTAGGTACAAATGTATTACTTTTGCAACCCTACCCCCCGTGTGACAGTTGCACCGACTGGCACACAGACCCAAAAACTCCGAAAAACCAAAAAATTTTTCAGAAAATAAGAATTTTGGGAGCGTGTGACAGCTGGGGTAGTGGCACAAAAAAACTAGCACAGCAGCTAGGGAAGGTTATAATATATTTAGCAACACAGACAGTTGCTAACACTAACTCATCCAAAGTTATGTCTTCAAAGTATTTTCCCGTTTGCCTAATTTTGCTCGGTATTTGTACTATTTTTGCCGGTAAACATTTCCACGCTCAGGAAGAACTAGCTTATAGTAATTGCATGGCAAAAAATAGTAATTATAACTACTGTAAAGTATTAGTTTGGGGTCGTTGAGTTTCTAATAATTAGCCCGTTTCTTCCCTGCCCTCGATCTTAATGTCGAGGGTGGGTACTTGTAATGCCAACTGCTCCGGCGCTGCCTCGCCAATCACGCGACCCATGTCGCCTAGCAGTGTGGCAACGGTCTGGAAGTGGCCGCGCTTCAGTGCTTTCTGTACCGTTGCAAGCCGTAAAGCCTGCAGTTGGTTCAACAATTCTTCACGCGTGCCGTTTTGTTCCTGCCTGAGCAGCTCCATTGCGCGCTTGTAGTCATCGTGCGCAGTGCGCATAGAGACATTGAACCTTGAAGACACTTTTTCGGCGATCTGATGTCTCGTCCCACCTTCCAGGATGTATCCGTAACAGACCTGCGCGCGTTCTTCTACTTTGTGCGCTGCGCCGCGTCCCTTGCGCCACCGCTTCGACTCATCGTCTCCGACGCTGGTCTTCTTCTCTTCGGTGTTGTTATCAGCCACGGGCTGCAAATAGAAAACCTTCACTAATACTAACCGCAACACAGCGGGCTGCTAGACGCTCCAGGCTTGACAAGGCTCCTCAATGTACTACACTGAAGAAGTCCGACACACGTACAGCCCACCCATGGCCACACTCACCGAACTACTGACCGAAGCGGGTTCCCGCTGGGTAGATAAAGATTGGACCGCTCCATCCAGTCGCTGCATTGATGACATCATCGAACGCTTCGATGACTGTCCCGAAGGCTTGCAAGATTTTGACCGCTCCGATTGGGTCAATCTCTGCGAGTGCTATACGTACCAGCTGCTGGACCGCTGGAACAAGCAAAAGCAGGACGTCATGGCGTTCTTTAACGAATACTGCGAAGCGATCGGCGCAAGTTCAACGCTCCAGGCTCTCGAAGGAGAAGCCGACGGATTCGAAGACGGCGACGATATGAACGCCGCAATCGTTAACCACGCGATGACGTGGGCAGCGCGCCAGCTCGCCGATGAGGTCTACCCCGACCGCTGATTCGTCCAACTTTCCAGAAAATCCAAGTTTCACCCATGAACTACACAGACCGAACAGAACGCGTGCACACATTCGCAGACGTTCCACGCATCGAAATTACACGCTGGCGTATTGCTGGCATGGATCATTGGGATACCGAAGATCGCACAACGATCCAGCTGGGCTGTGATGCCGGCAAAATATCTGATGCCGTCGTTGATTTTCTCGCCAGCCTTCACGGTTCGCCGTATCGCTCCAGGGAAGACATCGAACTGCTTCAACGATTCGCTGGCGCAATGGGTCTCGACTACCCGCACGAACCAGGGGTCAAAAAATGAGCCGCAAACTAGACCGATACGCAGGCTTACAAGCTGCCAAGGCCGGCAACATCGACCGATTTACCCCGCAGCAATGGGCGGATTATTTCGCCCAGGTACCGGACCAGGTATTCAGAAAAATGCACAACCAATTGTGCCGACGTGGTGGCCCCGAGTGGGATCGCGTTAAGGCTCTTTGCGTGGCAGAAATGCTGCGGCGCCAAGAGGGCTAATCATGGCGTCCCAGGTGGAAATTCAGCATCGTGTCAGCTACGCGCGCGCAATGTTGGAACGCAGAATCCCTGTGGCATCGCTGGCCACGCTGATCAGCGCGCGCTACTTCGTCTCACGCTCCACGGCATACAACGACATCACAGCGGCAGAGCAGGAAATCCAACAATCCGACGACGGTCCAGCCGTCGAAGAAATGGAACCCTGCAATCCTGCCGGTGTGCTGGCCATGCTCCAGCACCGCTTCGAGATTGCCGTTGCAATGGGCGACGACAAACAAACGTGCCAGCTAATCAAAGCTATGGACACTGCCAAAAAATGGCAGGGTTACAACACCCAATCCGTTTCACCTTTCACATGACTTACAACCGCTACCGCTTCGATGACGACGCTCCACTTCCTGGTGAGCTTTACACACCCGAAGAACTTGAAGAACTGGAGTCGGAAGCCCGAAGAGCTGACGACGAACGCTCCATCCCAACAGCAGCCGAACGCAATACGAGGCTCAAATGAAATTAAACACGTTCACGCTTCACGAACTCCACATGCTTGCAGACTCCCTGTACTGGGAGTTTGCGGTATTTGAGAAACAAGGCTGGGCTGACTCAGCACGTGCCAGGAAAATGACTCGATTGCAAACCAAAATCCACAACTACATCGCAACCCAAAAACAATGAACGAAGCACAAACGCTCCAGCAAAACAAGTTTCCTAATTGGAAACCTGATGAAGTGAGAATCGTAAGTCTCACTTATGTAATGGACGCTCCAGAGCTGAGCAGTATTGAAAAAATTAAGTGCTGTAAGACCCTTGCAGCTTCATTAGATGAAGCCGTAAAACGTGCCAGGAGAAAGTACGGACCAGGGCATCTAAATGCTTGGGGTTGCCATGGTTTACCCCTTGATCGATGGCTTTTAGGTGGAGGTGAGTTGATGCCTGGCAAGCATGACAAAGATCACGCAGAAGATCTGCGCCGTATGGGTTACTGACGTTCCAGGGGGGTTAGGCATAGGGCCAGCACAGCATTGAATCAGCTAGCCATACGTCCTCATCGTTTACATCGATGGGGCGGGCTATTACATAAGCGGTAAAGATCTGTTTTAATCGTTCCAGAGGCATCCCCAAGTCCTGGGCTTGGACAGCCACGTTGGTCTGTCCTTTGTAGAGACGCTCCAGGGCTTCCTCTAACTGTTTTGGGCTTGCTGGGAATTCCACAAGTCCATCCTCTCTAACCATTGACACTCCGCCCCACGTAATTCTAACTCACTGAGCAAGCGAACTTGCGGTGCTCCGCTGCGACGTGCCACCACAACAGCGCCTTTCTTAGGCTTTAAGCCAGTCAGCGTCTGAAGTCCCAGGGAATAAGCGCCGGTTTGGCAGATGTAGTTAGACAACATTTCTTCACTGCGAGCGTTCACGCTGGTTTTCCAGTCGGTGATGCACAGCGTGCCGTCGATGTCCAGCAGGGCGTCAGCCGTTCCAGCCCAACCCCGTGGGTCGTGAATGGCAAGGTCGACCGCATGAATGGCGGTTACGTTCTCCCCTATCCGAGACCGTAGACCTCGTGCGTACCCAGAGGCGCTCCAGGAGACCCTAGGGGCGCCTTGAATGGCCTTTTCAAGCGCCCAGGTTGTGATCCCCTTAGGGGCACGTTCCAGGCCGTCATCTCCAGTCCTCCAGCTTCCTCGC